ATATCAATTTGAAAAGCATCGCTTATTTGAAGTGAAGATGTGAGTGCCAAAGTTGAAAAATTATTTGTTTTTTGATCATAATTGCTTTTTAAAAACTGTGGAAACGAAAAAACCAAGCAAGAATCAGAATAAACTTTTTGTTTTTTTGTAACAAAATCCATATCTGGTTGATATTGAGGATCCAATTCAGACCAGTTATTTGTGTTAAATTCTTTTACAATCATAAAAATACTTATTAAAGTGTTGGGGTTACATGCTTTATGATATTGAAAAATTAAGGTTGGGGTAAGTTCGGGTAATTGAAGATGGTGATACAAAAATTGTTGAATCTGTACCTAAAACGGCATAATGAATGTTTCTATCCTCATAACCCTGAAGAGTTAAAAGATATGAATGATTATCATCCAATATTTGATAATTTATTATTTTGTATTTTGAAGTTATATCAAAAAGACTGGGTTGATTAATTCTGAATGATATATCAAAAACATCCACATAAAAATTTTCTCGGTAACAGCTTATTGACTCATTATAGGTTTTTGAAAATTCAGACGGTGTTTCATAAGTGGCGGTTATACCGTTTAAAAATGACGTGGATGAATTTAAAAGATCAATATTATTTTCAATAATATTACCGTTTAAGTATCCTATTATTTTTTCTATTTTATATAAACTTTGTTGAACATTTTTTAAAGAATAATTTATGACAACTGGTCCTGTGAATATAAACTCATTAAACTCATGTCTACGAACAACAATATTGTTTGATGATAAAAATGTGGAGGTATTAGTATAAGCAGATAATGGTAATGCAGACAAAGCAGGAGAACCACTGAGACCTAAAAATGTTGCGGAACTTAATATATTATTATATGTAAATGAAAAACCTAACAAAGGATCTCTATAAACATAACCATCAATTGTTGAAAATGATATGAAGTTTTCATTTGCTGTTAGATATATGATTGCCGTATTATAATTCATAATTAAAATCCTATGTTAATTCCTGTAATAGGACAGAAAATTGGGCTCAATACATCAAAGCCATTTACGGAATAAATTGGATAGCCGGTTAGAATAGTAACTAATGCACAAAGTGAGCTTAGAGGTGTAAGCGGTGGTTTTGGACATTGTATTGTTAAAACATATCCGGTTTGGTCTATTTTCTTCACAAAACCAAATGTTATATTGGAAATCAATTGAATGGCACAAGGAGGAACTATGCTTGGAGGAATGAAAATAGGAGGGCAACTTAAACTAAAAACTGCAACACTATCATGGGTACGAGCAGCTAAAATTGAATTTTTTAAATCAACTTCAGTTCCCATGTTTACATTTGGAGCTAAATTAATTGGAGTATATATGCTTCTAAGAATTGAAGATCCAGTTGTACCCAAATCATAAATGTTAACAACACCTGCTCTGGCATTTAATGCTACTGATTTTCTGGGAACTCCAACTGCCAAAACACCACCAAATAGTGAGACACTATTTCCAAAATATGCTTCAGGTATTTCACCACCTGAAAGAATTTCAGTAAAATTCCAAGATGCAGTTTTAGAAAAAACGTATACAGCACCTTCGTCAGTATAATATGAATCTTTATAAGGCGCACCAACAACAGCAAAATTTTCAGAAATATCTATACTGTTTCCAAATCCTTCAGATGTGGAACCGATTGCAGACAAGAAATACACGCTTGAATAATTGTCATATCCATCATTTTCGAATATTTGAACCGAACCATCATAATAAGACACAATCCCGTTATTATTTTTGAAACTTATGTTATATGGTTGTTGCGAACTTAAATTTTCAAATGTGGATGTGTAATTCCAATCGTATCCACTTCTTTTATACATTTTTACTGCAGAAACAGTTGAAACAAACAAAAGATTTCCATCTATACTAGAACTATTTCCAAAACCAGGAGAACTATCATTTGTTATTGAATATTCTTTAACAACACTTCGTCCCAAATTTCTATAAATGCTAAGATTGTTATTATCTATGTTTTTTGTGATTAAAAGATTGTTATTATCAGTATCCTGAAAAATTTCATAAGTTGTAAGTGGTGTTGTAACTGGGTCGTAATTGATTGTTTGACGAAAATCATATGGAGCTGTTTCTGATCTTGTTAGAACATAATTTGAAAAATTAAGATTATTTGTTTCTTCAACAAATAAATTATTTGATCCTAAAAATATTTTTCTGCTTTGATTTGTATTAAAAGGGCTTTTTTTAATATTTTGATAACAAATCGGTAAACTCGAATCTATTTCAGCATCTCTATTCAATGCATATTCATTTGAAAATCCATAAACATTAAATTGTTTTATTTTGCATTTTGTTGTATTATCAGGAGAAACAAATGTACAAGATACACGATAAGCAGTTTCTTTTTGTTCTAAAAATGATTGTTCAGCTATAGTAACAAATTGATTATGGCTAATAATTTTTTGAACTTTAATTTTACGTCCCTGTTCACTTAAAATTATCCGTATTGATATATCTTTTGCATTTGATTCTGATGTTGAATTCTGTCCCAAATTGATATCAAAATTTGTTAAGTTTTCAGAATAGCTTAAAAAATTATAATTATTTGATTGTGAATCACGAAATGTAATTGTATTTGGATTAATTTTAAAATCACCAGTAGTTCTTCCGTCTCCTCTTTTAGAGAATTCACCAGTAATATCCAAACCAACTCCCACATGTGCGCCTTCTAGACCTTCATATGACAACCCTAAAGAAGGATTTGCATAAGGAGCATATCCTAATGATCCAGCAATTCCTCCTCCAAAAGGTGAAATTAAAGAATCCTCATAAAATGCAACCGTCAATCCACCTGAACATGCACCGGATGGGTTGAACACGGAAAAAACCATAGACACGGCAATATCATGCCGACTATCAAAAGGTTTTTCGTTGTATATTCTTGAGAATTGCATATTTGTATTTATTTTAAAAATTTATTTGTCATGTGAGTTCTGTTTTTAATACATGTTGTCCACTGGCAACATATGTTAATGAAAAAATTAAAGAACCAAATTGTGCAGTTATTGATTCGTTAATAGTTGTAAAATAATGTTCATTTGGTCCGGAAAAATCATAAACCAAAGTACCGTAAACATCTCTTAGATTTAAATCATACACATCAGCGCTTACATTAAATGTATTGGATACCGTATTATCACAAAAAACAAATGCAGAAACATTAGGAGCTATACTCAATGAACCAGTTGAAATGTAATAATAATTATAACCGGCATATGAAATATTTGATGCAATAAAACTTGAAAAATATGGTTGGGAACCAACAATTCCTGTGACTAATCCAGTATGACGAACAGTTTGATCGTTTGTTATATCAGAATAATTTTTGTCATAAATGAATCCGCACGGCTTAAAAGCTATTACGTTATCCAATTTAATATCATTAAAAGATCTTATTAATTTATAATTTAAAAGTAATGAAACACCTGTTTTATCATAACATTTTACAATTTGACCTAAAACTTGTGATTCGTGATTATAATTTAAAAGACTTTTATCGCAAGCGACAGCATTAAATGATTCCAAACCCAAATCAAATGCAAATGAGCTTAAAGTATTGTAATTGGCAACTGTTGGGAAAAGCAAATCAAAATCCAAATCATGAATATTTGCTGCATATATTCTAGGATATAAGATCTTGTTATTTGAAGATGAATTCTCATTAAAAAGTGTTAAAAATGAAACTATAATGTTTTTATATTCTTCATCATACCAAAAATTAGAACTGTTTTCCAAAGCAGATGAAGATGTATATTTTGTAAAATATGTGGTTTTAACATAGTTTGAATCAAAAATTTTAGTTTGAAAATCAAAATTTAATTTATCAAAAATTATATATTTTGGAGTTTCTATTATTATTGTGTTGAAAATTAAATCAAAATTAATGATTGAATTTTGCATTTCATTTCTAACATTTTCAGGGTACTTTATAAACACCGCACTTAGGGCTGCACTTAAAGGAACTATATTTGAATCATCATAATAACGTATAAACACAGTTCCTTTTTGATAGTTTTCTGTATCATAAAATGAAGACAAAGGTTCTGTGGAAGAATTATTGATAATAGTTTCTGATGGATATGCTGATAGTGATGTTTGTTCATATGCCCTTTTTGAAGAATTCTTAAAGAAACCAAAATGGTTTCCGAAAATATCTGTTTTGTGTTTTATCAATATTCCTTGATTGTATAAAAGATAATCAGATCTATCAATTACAGGGTAAAAATCATCATTTTTGAAATCAAAAATATCCTTATTTCTCCATATCAGTTGCTCATTCCAAAAATCCTGATAATCGCTTATTCTAGAAACACCTTCATCAGTATTATAATCTAATTCGCTTTTGTTAGTATAGGGATAAAATTTTTGTTTTTTTGGATCAGAATATATACTACCAAATGCATAATCATTTGACCAATCGTAACGATTCCATTGTACATCACGTAAATATCCAATACCACTTAAAGATTGTTCCTGTAATGATAATCCTATTGCATCAAATCCAACTTCAGGATCTGGTATTACAATTGTTTGATTTGAATAAAGTGAATTTGAAATTGTAAACTCTTTTTTGAAAGTATTCCAATACGAAATTCCTAGATTATTATTTGTGAAAAACTTACCCAGATATTTTTCACGTTTTGCGGATGTTTCTTCTGAAATATGAGAAACAGTCGGATATCTACGGTTTAATAAATTTTGATAAGGAGTTGCAGATTCTAATATTTTTGAACTTAATGTGTTAAAATCAGCTGTGCCTGACAACAGATAAAGGTCAGACCCCATATTTTTTTCATAATATTTTCCGTAATTATAAACGTTTGTATGTTCTGCAATCGAATCATTCGTGTATAATTGAAAATCTCTTGAACTTAAAAAGCCATAGTCAACTCCAGAAAGAAAATAATTTATTGAGAAATTTGTGGTTCCCAATTCATTAAGAAATAATGGATAAGCTCGGATTGCATCTTGAATTGCTGCGTTTAAATCATACAATCCTTTATCATTAACATTTACAGAATCCAAACTAAAGAATTTTTGTCTTTCTGGATCTGTTATTCCGTATTTTACATATGAAGAATCTGGAACAATATCAAAATAATATTGTTGTGTGTCAAATTTTTCTTCTATTTGAACATGCAGATCATTTATAACTGATGAAAGAGGTGGTAAATTTATGCCAGTAGGTTCAAATTCATTATTTTCAAGTATCTCGATAATTGATTTTTTAATTAGCGTTTCTGTTCCAAAATTACTTCCTTTTAAATTAGCACGTATTACTCCAGTTTGTACTTTATCTCTGTTTTGAGCATAATATTGACATATTCTTTTTATTTTTTTAGAAAAGAAAGGTATAGCCACATCTAATGATTGATTATCATTAAAATTTAGATTGCTTAAAAATCTTTTTTCATCAAAAGTTGAATATTTTAAAGCAATTTCTTTTAATAAATTTATATAAATTATACGTGTATATTCAGTTGTGCTATTTTTTGAAAATTTATTGTAGTCAAACCAGGCATTCAAATAGCGTGTGTATGTAAAAAAATACGCAGAAGAATCTGTGCTTAATATATTCATGTTTTCTAACCATGAAATTAGTGTATATGGCGCTTCAAAATCACCTGGAACCAGTGTATTTTCAGGATTCAAAACTGAATTACCTGGTATGTATGTTTGATCTAAATGTGACATAAGATTAATTACCTGAACTTAATATCCCCAACCCTACAGAGAGTTGATAATTTATCATATTATCGGTCAGTTGATCATCACCGAACCATGAATAATATGAGCTTTGGTTTTTTGTTATTGTTGTAAATTTGCTATCCCAGTCTATTACATTATCATAAAAAATTTCATCTGAGCCAGGTTTGTAACTGTAAATTTCATAATATCTGGATACTTCAGTTCCGCTTATTCCATCACCAAGAACCAATGTCCAACCCCAATCAGTATTAATATCGCTCAATCGAACCACTTGGGTTCCTCCAGATAGAAAACTATTCTTTACAACTCCGAAATTTGTTAATTTTCCTTCTGAATATACTTGTCCAAACTTTTCAAATAAAACAACCTGACCTGATGTTGGTAATATGGTTGTTTCGATTGGAAGAAGATCACCTAAATTTCTTCCATAGTTTGGATTGTTTAATGTTTGTCTTTTGTCATAATTAGAAGAAAATTCATTTCCTTGACCTCTTAAAACAGATTCTTTACAAGAAAATAAATCAACCAATCTTTGTAAATCAGAAGGAAATGGAAAATTATAATCTTGTAATATTACACCTATAGTTTCCTCCATGCTTTTCAATTGTGCCAATCCACATGCATCAGGATCTACATTATTCATTGTGAAATTTGCTATTTTTTCATATATTCTTTTTCCAAGAATATTCAAAGGAGAATTAGAACCCCCTACAATCTGTCCAAGAAAATTATTGAAAAATGCTGGACTATTTTGTAGTGATTCTTGTAAAATATATGATTTTATATTTCCAATCATATCAAAATCTTCATTAATTTTAGCAATTCCATATTTTCCACTTAATGGATAAATGTTAAAAGAATTACTCTGACCAGTGATAGTTCTTGTTCTTGTATTGAAATAATATTTGTTAATCCATCGCATGCCAGTCCAATCACCATATGCACGAAGATTGTTAGGATTTATATCTTGTGTGTCGATTTGACTTACATTCTGAATGTTTGAAATAATGAAAGGATTTTGTAAAGGATACAAATAGATCTTTTTATCAAATCCATTAACTGCCCACAGATTGTTTTCAGTATCGCAAGCCAATGCATCTATGCTTTGATATTCATTGGTAAGATTTGTTCCAAGTCCAATTTGGAATGATGTAAGATCATTATAAGTTTTTAATCTTAAAATGCTTTCTCTATTATAAAGAGCATAAACATATTGATCTGCATCCACGGCAAGCGGACCAAAACTGCTATAACCACTCAAAGGAAATCCGGTTTCCAACAATCTAGTTTGTGAATCATATTTGTATATGAAATCATTTCTATCTAAAACACTTGAAAAAGGTTTCATGTATGTTGAAACTGTCAAATACACTTTATTGTTTCTATCAATAATTAATTGTTGTGGACTGTATAATGTCGGGTATTCTTTTGCCTCTATAAATGTTCCGTTTGAATCAAACTTAACAAGATACCCTTTAAATGGATTTGAATAGCTAACCCATATATTGTTGTTTAAATCAGTTTCAACACAAGAAGGTAACATGGTGGATTCCGTGGCATACATACCGCTAAGAGGTGAGAAGCTGTAATCCAAAAATACTTCCATAGGAATACCTGAAATTGTTGCTAATGGAGATCCTCCAAATGTGTGCAAAATTGAAAAATCAACATCAGGATATGTTGGATATGCTGATTTTATAATATATCCAGTATTTTTATCTATTTTTAAGCAGGAACCTGCTGTATATAGTGTAACCCACGCATTTGCATCTCCATCCAAAGCAATTGAAGATGGTGTGGCACCTGAAAGAGGACCAGTTAAGTTCATATAAGCAATACCAGAACCCGTTAAAACAGGAGCATTCGAAAGATTTATGTTGAATATAACAGATCCGTCTTTTGTAAGTTTATAAATTATATCTCGGTCTGCATCTGCAAACCAAACTGAATCATCTTCAGACGGACTGACAGCAATTGAAAAAGGATTTTTTAGAATTCCAGAAAAAATGGTAGGAGAATTTAATGATGATGATAAAATCATGGACAACGTAGGACCACATGCATTATAAATTCTTGATTTTCCATATCTGAACAATTTGGATGCGACAGCATCACTTGAAGGAATTGAATAAGAATAATAATCCAGTCCCTGTCCCAACCATGCATAAGGAGAATCCTTGAAATAATAAGGATTATCAAAAACTCTAACAGATGCTGTAAGGGCTACATTTTCAAGAGTATTATCACTTACAAAATATCCGGCATAAAATCCTCCAGTTCGTGTAACATTTTTTATATTTGTATTTTCATAAAAATGAATATTTGAAATGACTTTTTGTGTTGATAAAGAAATAAGATCGCAAGTAATATCAAAAAAATTATTTGTTCTGTTAAAATTAAGTTTAGGATAATGTTTTGTAGAATAATTAAATGAATCTTTTAATTTTATAAAGAAAGAAATTGGATAATTTTGCCATTTTATTGGATTTATGATAAATGAATCATCTTCATTTCCTTCTCCATCAATTCCATTAGAAGAAATTTTTAATGAAGTAGCAGCGTTATAACGTATTTTTACAGGTATTTCTAATGATGAGAAATTTTCAATAGGTAAACTAATAAAATCTTTTTGAGTCTCATTCAAAACATTATTTTCTGTGGGAAACTTTGATATGTCTAATTGAGTGAACAGTATTACGGGTTGTTCTGAAGTTAAATTTTTTGGTTTTTGATCTACATAATTCACAATTGCAATTCCACTAGTTCCGGCCAACACTGAACCATCAACTGGAATTGAACTTTCAACCAAAGATCCATTTGATAAAGAAACATAAATTGGTTCAATTGTTGTTTTTGCAGAGCTTAAGATTTCAAAACGATTGTTTTCTTTTTTTACAAAAAAGAAATAAGATTGAAGATGTGCCCAAGGATCTTTTGAATATGTATCTAAATCCAAATAATCTGAATTGCTTCCACTTGCATAAAAATAAAGTGTATAACCATCTGCTGAAAGGGCAGGATATGACTGCCAAGAATTGAATCTTGATATGATAATGTCATCCGTCGGTTGTCCAGAAGGATATGATGCGATTTGATCATCTCCTAAATAGGTTGTTTTTAGAAAATTACCAATGTAGTTATATGCTGAAACCTTAAATGTTTGACATGCTTGTATTGAATCGCCTGCGCTTGTATATGCAAAAAAAGAAACATCATATATTCCGGGCCACTTATATGTATGTTTTGTGGATAAAGATTCAGAATATGAACCATCTCCAAAATTCCATAACCCTCTTCTATCGCTTAAAAATGTGCTACTAGATGATAATGTTGCAACAAAAGTCAGAGGTGTTATATCCAATGTGTAGGTTGAAGCAACCTGGGTATTGGTATAATCTGTCAAAGATAAATTTACGTATGTACATGCCATTTTTAAATTGTTTCAGATATTATTTCAATCCTTTGTAAGAAGTTTTCTTTATCATAAAGATAAGGAAATTGAAAATACGCAAGATTATAATTTTGAGTTGTTACAATGATATCTTCTCTGTCATAAACCGGGTTCCAAACCAAAACACTTAAACCATCTGTTGTAAGAATTCTACCGTCTTCTGTAGTTCTTTGAGTATAAAAGCTTCTAACACCTTTTGTTTCACCAATCGAATTGTTAAGTTCTGTTAAACTGATAGTTTGAGCCAATACACAATTATTTGGATTGAAATAATTTTCAAAAATTCTAATGATAGAATTTTGAATTTCATCATCATTGATTCTAGAATCTGCCCTTTTTACTATAACAAGTTTTGTTTGTTTATAAATGTCCTTATTCAATGTTTCAATTGGCAAAGAAATTCCAAGATTAAATGCCATATAAACAGGATCCATATAAACAACTTCAGATGTTGTTAATTTTATGTTGTTTACAAAACTATCGATATATTGTTTTTGTGCATCTGTTGCGAAATTATTGTTAAATTTAATAGAATTGGATTCATATATGCGGGGAACAAGATAAACATATATATTGTTAAAATTACATGTATCGGCAAATGTTATCTGGTTTGCCAAAAGACGACTTTCCAATGAAGGTGCTTTCAAACCTATTTGATACAGATACTTTATGTGTGTATTCAAATAATCCTGATTATTCACAACCTGAAGATCTTGAATAATATTTCTGAAATTGGTGAAAATATAGCTTTTAAAATCTTCTGCAGTGATGAGACGATATTGACGTTTAAATGTATTCGGTGCATTCTTTCTGATATCATTTACTGTTTCAGGATCTCCGAAAATAGTGGAAGGTTTGTCATTTGTAAAACTTAACAATTGAATCTGTGAAGGACTTAAATATGCAAGATTATCACTCTTGGTATCATTCACAACAGCAGAATAATTGGTGCTAGAGAAAAGGAATAGACTGTTACCATCCAAAATATT